TTGTAGGGACAGCAGAATTAGCAGATAACTCTGTAACAGCAGCTAAGATAGCAGACGGTTCTATCACTAGCACACAAATAGGAACAGGACAAGTAGGTTCATCAGAACTAGCTGCAAACTCAGTAGATTCATCAGAACTCGTATCGGGTAGTATTGACACTATACATATAGGTAATACACAAGTTACAACAGCTAAAATAGCAGCGAATAATGTTACTTCAGCAAAAATTGCTAGTAACAACATTTTAGCACGACATATAGCAGCAAACAATGTTGGGTCAAGTGAGATTGCAAATAACTCTGTAACAACTACACAATTATCAAGTGCAGCACTTGGCGGTAAAAACATGACAGGAAATATTACATTCTCTGGAGCAGTTACACTTGGAGATGGAGCCGATACAACAAATGTAGTTGGTAACTTAGGTATTCAAGATTCATCGCCAGTTCAGAAACTTCACATAGACGAAGTCGCTGGTATGGATGTAGGCACAGGAACTTCATCAGCAACAGCACAATTCACACTAGATACTTTTGCAGCAGCTACATTTAGAACTGCTAAGTACTTAGTGCAGGTACATAATACAACAGACACAGATTTTCAAGCAATAGAAATTTTATTATTCCATGATGGTACAGATGTATACTTAACACAGTACGCATCTATATTTGAAAATGGAGCACAAGCAGCATTTGATGCAGACTTAGTATCAGGTAATATAAGATTAAGAGTAACGCCAGGAAGTACAGATAGTATGGCGTTTAAATTCATCAGGACAACAATAGAGGTATAACATGGGACAAAAATTAGACTTTAATATCGAGGACGCAGGGTTAAAAATTGATGGTAGTGATGTAATTGATGCCAGTAGAAACTTTGAGGGAGCAGTAGCCACAAATAAAATTGGTTCAGGGGTTCTAGCTAAAGCTAGACTACCTTTTACAATAACAACAACAGCACCAACGAATACTACTGGAACGAGTGACGGTCATGTATGGTTTGTTTATTCGAGTTAAGATATGGCAATATATGTTAATGACAGTGGTACACTACGTCAGATATCCTTTCTTGCAATCAACGATGGTGGCACAATACGAAGGGTCAATGAAGTATATGTAAACGATAACAGTAACTTAGCTGGACCGTTTTCTGCGATTCATGAAACCGCTAGGAACACAGCTACTGTTAGAACTACAAATACAACTGACATTGTTACAACATTTAACACAACAACTGCTTTCGACACAGACGTTGCTACAGTGTCGGGATTTGACACAAGTAGAGTAACAGAGTTTAATACATCTAGAAGTACAGAAACTAATTTAGTAACTACATTTGCAACTACCACAGTGTTTGCAACTACAGTAAATACAACAACTGCATTCACAACAACAACAGCATTTAACACAACCACTACGTTCAACACAACAATTACTACTGTTACAGATTTTACAACTACAACGCAGTTTAACACAACTACAACCTTTAATACAAATACAACTACAACTACTGACTTTACTACTACTACTGCGTTTAATACAACTACAACATTTAATACTACGATTTCAACAACAACAGTTTTCAGTACTGTTACAGCTTTTAACACAACGACAGTTTATGCTACTACTCAAGGTACAGTCACCGCATTTAATACAACTACTACATTTAGTACTACTACAACGTTTGATACCAATACTACAACAACGACTGCCTTTAATACTACAACAACTTTTACTACTACAACAACATTTAATACAAGTAAGAGTACGGTTACAGCCTTTAATACAACCACTACTTTTGAAACCACAACAGTATTTGAGACTAGTCTAAGCACAACTACCGCATACAATACGACGACAACGTTTACTACAACTACAACGTTTAACACAACACTTACGACTACAACTGATTTTACTACTACAACAACATTTAATACAACTAAAAGTACAACAACCGCATATGAAACTACTACTACTTTTACAACATTCTTTGACACAGTAATTGCCACAAGTAGACTTAGTGAGTTTACTAATAATACATCGTTCGCTACTACAAGAACAACAACATTTGGTACCATTACTGCTTATGCAGACAACACCTCATTTGCAACTACAAGAACAACAACATTTGGAACGATTACTGCTTATGCAGATAACACGTCTTTTGCTACTACAAGAACAACAACATTTGGTACCATTACTGCTTATGCAGACAATACCTCATTTGCTACTACAAGAGATACTACATTTGATACTATATCTACTTTCTCAGCAAGTACAAGTTATACTACTACTCAAAGTACTAATACAAGTAGAGGCACTGCATTAGCTGCTGTCAATACTTCATATAATACTACTCAAAGTACTAATACAAGTAGAAACACTGCACTAGCCGCTGTCAATACTTCATATAATACTACTCAAAGTACTAATACAAGTAGAAACACTGCACTAGCCGCTGTCAATACTTCATATACTACTACTCAAAGTACTAATACAAGTAGAAACACTGGATTAGCTGCTGTCAATACTTCATATACTACTACTCAAAGTACTAATACAAGTAGAAACACTGCATTAGCTGCCGTAAATACTAATACAGCTAGAAATACAAATACATCAAGAAGTACTGGATTTACAAATAGTACATCTTATAACACAGCATTTGCTACAAATACATCAAGAAGTACAGGCTTCACGAATAGTACAAGTTACAACACAGCATTTGCTACAAATACATCAAGAAGTACAGGATTTACAAATAGTACAACTAGAAATACATCATTTGGAACAAATACATCTTTTGCTACTTCTTTTGCTACAAATACTGCAAGAGCTACAGGGTTTACTGGAAACACATCAAGAAACACTAATACAGTTAGGGGTACTAATACTTCTAGAAGTACGTCATTTGCTACAAATACAGCAAGAACAACAGCATACACAGATAACACAGGATTTACAAATAATACTACAAGAGGTACTAATACTTCTAGAAGTACTGGATTTACAAATAATACAGCAAGAAACACTAATACAGCTAGAAATACTGGCTTTACTAACAACACAGCAAGAAATACAAATACTGCAAGAAGTACAGGATTTACAAATAGTACAGGATTTACTAACAATACATCTAGAAATACTAATACAGCTAGAAGTACAAATACAGCTAGAACAACTACTACTGCTTTTACTTATACATACTTTACTTATGGTGCTGGTTATGTGCAGGTAGTTGCGGAATCTACCGACTACCCAGTAAGTAATACTGATACAGCGTTTACTAACAGCACAGGATTTACGAATAGTACATCATTCGCTACTAATACTGCAAGAAATACAAATACTGCAAGAAGTACAGGATTTACAAATAGTACTTCTTTTGCAACAAATACTGCAAGAAGTACAGGATTTACAAATAGTACATCATTTGCTACTAATACAGCAAGAACAACAGCATACACAGACAATACATCATTTGCTACAAACACAGCTAGAGGTACTAATACTTCTAGAAGTACTGGATTTACAAATAATACAGCAAGAACAACAGAATACACAGATAACACAGGATTTACTAATGCAACTTCATTCGGAACTAATACAAGTAGATCTACCTCATTTACAAATAATACAACAAGAGTAACAGCAGACTTAGCAGGTACAACTAGAAGTACATCTTACAACACAAATACAGCAAGAACAACAGCATACACAGATAATACTTCTCAAGCTACTACTAGAAATACTAATACAGCAAGAACAACAGCATACACAGATAATACTTCTCAAGCTACTACTAGAAATACTAATACAGCAAGAACAACAGAATTTGTAGGTAGCACAGGATTTACAAACTCAACAAATACAAGCAGACTAACTTCATATGTTGATAACACAGCATTTGCTACAACAAGAAGTACTAATACAAGCAGACTAACTTCATATGTTGATAACACATCTTTTACTACAACAAGAAGTACTAATACAAGTATAACAACATCATATGCAGATAATACATCATTCGCTACAACAAGAAGTACTAATACAAGTATAACAACAACGTTTGCTGCTAATACATCATTTGCTACAACAAGAAGTACTAACACAAGTATAGTAACAACGTTTGCTGCTAATACATCATTTGCTACAACACGAAATACTAACACAAGTAGAGGAACAGGTACAACTCAATCAACGAGCTATACTACTACTCAAAGTACTAATACAAGTAGAACAAGTAATACTTCACAGTCAACAAGTTATAACACTACTCAAAGTACTAATACAAGTAGAACAAGTAATACTTCACAGTCAACAAGTTATAACACTACTCAAAGTACTAATACAAGTAGAACAAGTAGTACTTCACAGTCAACTAGTTATACTACTACTCAAGTAACAAATACAAGTAGAACAACAACGTTTGAAACAGCATATCAAACTTCTAGATTGTCTTCAAGAAGCACAGGTACTAGTAGAGCTACTACTACGATATTTAATACAGCGAGAGGAACAGTTACAGATAGAGGTACAACCACAACATTTAATACTACTAGACTATCTGACACGACGAGAGCAACAGGAACAAGTAGAGCAACAGATACTACTTTTAATACTTCCAGAATATCAGATACAACAAGAGCTACAGAAACTAGTAAAAATACAACTACAATATTCAATACAACTAGAGCAACTGATACAACAAGGGCGACTCTTACAAGTAGAGCAACGACAACAACATACGCAACTACTCAAGGAACTCTTACAACTAGGACTACTGGAACAAGTAAAAGTACTACAACTACTTTTGATACTAATACTACAACAGGAACAAGTAAAAATACACTTACTTCAAAAGATACAATATCTACATTTAATACTACTAGAATATCAGAAACAACTAGAGGCACAGTTACAGTTAGAGATACAGTCTCTACATTTGCGACTTCTAGAGCATCCCTCACAAGTAGAGGAACAGTTACTTCACAGAATACAGTATCTACCTTCAACACTTCTAGAGCTTCGTTAACAAGTAGAGGCACTATTACAAGTAGAAGTACTACATCTACTTTTAATACTTCAAGAACTACAGATACAACTAGAACTACTGTATTTGCAACTTCAACAGTATTTAATACAACTAGAACTACCGTATTTGCAACAGGTATAACAACAACTACTACTATACAAACAAGTAGATTGTCAGATACAACTAGGACTACAACTCCTACAACTACAACAACCTTCGATACTTCTACGCAAGTATTTGAAAGAATTACCGCGTCAGCAGCTGGAACAATCTTCGATACTGAAGTAGCTAGTGCAGATGCATTTGCAGCGTCATACTGGGATGGTAACCAGTGGGCAGAATAATAATTAACCAAAGGAAAAATAATGAAACTACAAGATAAGGATATTACTCCTAAATTCGTTAACGATAAGTTAGAAAGCTTAGGACAAGCTCTATTTGATTCAATACATCAATTTGAAGAAAGATTAAAAGATCAAGAGGTACATATAGTAGACCTTAAAAAACAAATTAGAGATTTAAAAAATGGGTAAACTAGTTCCACTCTCTAATGTAGAGGAATTAGGAGATTTTAGTACTCATATATACAAATCAGGGTCGTGCACCAGACCTAAAGAAGATTTAGATCAATTGTCTAAAATGAAGAAAAGATTAATACCAGCACAACGAGAGGGTATAAATTTTGATTATGATTTGTGGTTTAATACTAACGAAATAAGAACTGTTAGAAGTTGGTTATATACAGATTTTTTGGGAGCAGGTATATATCTAAGAGTTAATTCTGTACTTATAAATGATAATTTAATGAGTGTAATTGCTAAATCAGATATAGAAATAGACACAACAAGAATAGATAAGATTAAAAATAATTTAAGAAATAAGTATCATTTAAAATATACTGAGGAAGAATATGATAAAGTTGTATTTCCTCCTGGAACAAATCTATTAACTAAACCTACTTGTGTGCATTGGGGTAGAATAAAACAATGTATAGACGAAGGATATGTAATAAAGCCACATCCAATTACCACCGATTTAATGGTTGCTAAATTTAAAAGAAAGTTCGGTAAAGATAAAGTTTTGGATAAAAGAAGCGGTGGCATGGAATTACTTATGAAGTGTTCTGACGTAGCAACAATGCCTAATAGTGAAATGGGACTTATCGCACTCTTGCTTAAGAAAAACTTAAGAATGATATGTTACTCAAAGAAAGAAAGAGAAAAAAGTTTATTAACGTATGAAAGTATTTATCATGCTTGTGGCAAGACAAATGGCTACAAAGCAATTGAAAAAATATTTTCAGCAAAGAACTCAGGAATAATATTTTCATTTGATGAAGATGCACAACAAAGACTAGATTTATATATAAATAATTTTTGGGATTATAGGAAACACACATGATTGAAATAGTACATACATGGAAGCCAGAATGGAGTTACTTCACTATCGCTTCTTTAATTGATAAAGACGAAGACTATCGTCTACATCTTTATGTGGAGGAAGAATATTATAAAGATTTGCCAATTAATTGGATATTTGACAATATTCCAAATGTAAGGATATATGAAGCATATTGGAAAAAAGATTATGCAGCTAGAGCTATTCAACATCTTAGATTGCATTGGAAAGATAAAGGACTACATAAAAGAATTCTATATGCTGGAGGCAACAGAATATTTTTAAAGACGGGTTGGACAGATGAAATACCAGATGAGACTTTCTTCCAAACAAAACTATCACACTTATCAAGAAAGAAAGTATTTGTTGGGCACAAACAATTCGCATCATATTATGGAATACTAGATTTTGCAAAAGCAGACATGCCTGCAAACTGGGACACTGACTTTTTTATGTTAAACTATGACTTACTAAAAGATTTAAATGACAATGAGTTATTTTATTCAAGAGGATTCTACAATGATTATGATAGCAGAGTACTTGCTGCAACCAACGAGTTTTTCTTTACAAAGTTGCACGAAAAAGAACATGGAGTACTACCTAGATATATGAATGGTAAAAGTGACTTATTAATACAATGGGATGCATTACCTTCAAAAGAATATATAAATTATAATGTAATGTTAAGAAAATCATGGAGTGTATCGCTACCAACAAATGCACTAGCAAATGGATATGCTAAAGTAAGTACAGGAACTCAATTATCTACTCCATGGGAACTGTACGCCCAGCTTATACCTAAGATTCCTGTTAACTTTAGAAATTCTAGAATATGTGAAAATTTATCTTATAAAACAAATAGACAAAAACAAACTGCAAGAAAATTAATAGAAGTTGGGTACAGATTAGGAAAACTTTAACATTTCGTCATTTAGGTCGGAAAGAATTTTCCAATGTAGTTTTCCTTTATTTTCCCACTTTTTAACTAATTTAGCTTCATTGGGATTATGTGGGTTTGAGCCTGTTGCATTAATTGGCATATGCCAACTTGATGGATAATCGCCACCTGTCTTAACTGGTAACTTCTTAGCAAAGAAATCAAAACCAATCAAAGTTATACTTTTACATTTGCACTTCTGCAAGAAAAATAATATACCAAGAAACCCTGCACTTGGACGACCACCCTTAGGAGCTACTCCATTTTTTGCTCCTACTAAATCAAATATTTTAAACAACTCTTTATCCGAGAACATATCATTATTATGCCCCCATGGCGGCTCACCTCTATGGTCTGGGTATTTGTCGAGGTGTATACGACAACGATTAAACAAAGGATAAGCGTCTTTAAAGGCAGGGTGAAAGTTCATTCGTAACCACCCTGTAATCCATATATCTGTACGTTTTCCTATATGTTGTTGCAACTTATCTTCAGGCACTCCTTTTCCAAATCGCACAACTGTATCGAAACTTTCTATATAATCTCCAAAGTTATACTGTAGAATTTCGACTGAATTTCCCACAAGTATTAAGTTTTTGTTTTCTGTTAACTTTTGTAAACTTTCATCCATTTTGCTGTGTACTCCGAACACTCGTTTATATTTAACCAAGGCCCACCATCTGTAAAGTGTAGTGCTTTTGGTCGTTTGAATTTGTAGTAATTTACCATGGCATTGAACTGCGCAGGAAGTTCCCCTATACTATCTGCCCATCGTAACTCATGCAATGCACCCGCTGGGGCTTGGTTTACATAATCATAAGTAAGTTCTTTACACTTAGGATTATTGAAAAGCATAAGACTAGACCAGTATTTTCTAGGATAACCATGGTTTTTCTTGCCTTTCATTTTTCTGGTTTGAACGAGAAAATTAGGATGTTGTACCACATGAACTGTATGGTTATCGGAAAAATAATCCATAACTTCTTCAGGGTCACAGAGCCATAAGAAATCTCCATCACAGAATAAAGCTTCGCCTTCATAGTCACAGAGCTGTGGTACTAGAAAACGAGTAAAGGCAAATTCCGTACTCTCGCCTTGATGTGGGCGAGTATATTGGGATATTTCCGATTTTTTGAGTGGTATGATTTCATGATTGGAATTGTAACGAAGTATGCTCTTTTTGCACACATCAAACATTTCTGGGTATGCAGATTCATACCCTATAAAGATTTTCATAGTATTATCCTTTTTTGAAAATAGTGTTCCATCTTATGCTCCATAGGAGTTAATAAGTATATGTTTTTTAAATAAGGATTTTTAAAATATCCCCACATTGCACCTTCAGGTTTTATGCTAAGTATTAATTTTCTTGCTAATTGAGTTGACTGTTCTTCTAATAAATTTATTCTTTGTTTTAGTTCTTTTCTAGTGTCATCACATAATTTTATATTTTTGTATTCTTCACTAGTTGGATCTAAGTCTTCGATATTAAACTCTTGTGTAATGTAGTAGTCATTTACTTCTTCTGGAATTGAAACTTGTAATTCGGGTAAGTTTGGGTACTCACCTATTTTACCTTCTTTTACATCTTCTTCTATGTAATCCATAAACTTTTTCATCCAATCCATATTAGTCATACCATTGGATTCTTCTGCTACAATACCTCCATGTAAGTTATTATACACATAACTACAGGGAACTTCTTTTAATCTTACAACATTTAACAAACCTTTATAGTGAGCTGTTTTTAGTTGTAAATATAGGCGTGTATCTTCTCCTATTCTCATTTCTTCATTGAATCTGTACTCAGCAGCTTTCCTAGAATACCATACTGGTCTACAGTGATTATCTACCATGTGTTGATTAGTAACATGAGAAAAGTATTTTTCATTATACTTTCTACATAATTCGTGCATTTGATTAGAGTATGTAGCATATAAATGACATACTTTATCTATACCTCCCATACTATTAACTTTTTTGCGGTAGTCTTTCTGAAACTTAGCACTTAGTGGTACAAACTTATAGAAAAACTCTAAATCTTTTTTGTAGTTAGCAGGTCTATCTTGATTATTCATTATTCGTGTGAAGAAACGTTGACCGTACTTAGTAACTTGTTGTGACCATTGATGGTATATTATTATACTATCTGGAGCTTTTTGATTTGCTAAGTTCTTATACAAATCAACCCCATAAGGGGTTAACATGTCATCTCCGTCAATTTGTACCATATAGTCATCTTCGGAGTCTAAAAATATTTTTAGTAGTTCGTTCTTTCCTTTTCCAGGAGTATTGTTACAGTCTGTTATATGACATTCTATTCCTTTACTTACACACCAACTCTTTACTGCTCTCTTATAGCTAGAGCTTATTGTATTTACTACTACTACCGCATCTTTATATTGTATATTTGACCACCTAGGGTCAAAGTGGACTTTTAGACTTTTAAAGTTACAATCAGTTTCAGCAACTCTATTATCCCAGTCCGTATACCTGCCAGACGCAGTAGTTAATATGTAAAATCTAAACTTCTTCTTCACCGACATCGCCACTATTTAATTGGTTGCCTAAGTCGTTGATGTAAGCTTGTCTAGCTGTTTGACAGATGGCTATAAGATGTTTACATCTCTCTACTTCTATATCTGATTGATTAATAGATGTAACTATAGCTCTCTGCTCTTCGGTTAATCCACTTAATGGATGTTCGATACCGTCAATATTAATGCTTTGTTCTTTGCTCATTTAAATATATCCTGCCAGTTTCCTTGTGTACTTGCCTTAGCATACTCGGTAGCACGGTTTTCAAAAAAGTTGGTATGCTCAACTGCGTTGATTTGCATGTCAATCCAAGGCAGTGGATTAGTGGTGCTATGGAATATGTTTTTCATTCCTAGACCTAATAATCTTCTATCTGCAATATATCTGATATATTCTTTTACTTCTTTCGCTGTTAAATCAGGAATGTCTGCTTTATCAAAACAAACATCTATAAATTTATCTTCTAGTTCAACAACGCGTTCAGCTGCGCAATATATCTCATATTTCAGTTTATCTGTCCATATTTCTGGATTTTCTGCAATAAAAGCCCTAAAGAGTTTTGATAATCCTTCAACGTGAAGTGACTCATCTCTTATAGACCATGTTACTATCTGCCCCATACCTTTCATAAGGTTATGTCTAGGATAGTTTAGAAGTATAGCAAAACTACTAAATAGTTGTACTCCTTCTGTAAACCCACTGTAGACTGCCATTGTTTTTGCAATCTCGTGGGCGTTTGACATATTAAAATCAGTTAAATACTCATGTTTTTCTGCCATAGCTTGTATTTCAAAAAACTCTGTATATTGGTCATCTGATTTTCCTAATGTCTCCAGCAATAAAGAATACGCTTCTTGGTGTACTGCTTCCATAGCAGCATAACTTACTAGCATCATTCTTATTTCTGGTACTTTAAATGTTGGAAGATAATGCTTTGCATATCCACAACATACATCTACATCGGCTTGTGTAAAAAACTTAAATATGTTATCTATAAGTTTTCTTTCGCCTTCTGATAGTTTTTGGTTATAATCTTTAATATCATCTTGGAGTGGTACCTCTTCAGGTAACCAATGCATTTGTTGTTGTTTTTTGTAAAACTCAAATGCCCAAGGATAATCAAAAGGTTTATAATAGTCTCTTTCTTCTAATAGTTTGCTCATTTATCCCTCGCAACTTAGACAATCTGATTGTTCAAAAATTATCTCTCTTTTAGCCAAAGAAGATACATTATCGGCACGACCAATAGCTTCACTTCTTAGGTAATATAATGTTTTTAAGTTCTTTGCCCATGCTAACATGTGAACATTATGCAAATCCCCTTTATTTACATCAGGTGGGAAGAATAGATTTACACTTTGAGACTGACAAATAAATTCTTGTCTAACTGAAGCGTGTTCCACTACCCATGCCTGATTGATTTCAACTGCTGTTTTGAATACATCTTTCTCCCATTCATCTAGTATATCTAAGTGCTGAACACTTCCTTTGTTCGCAACTATACTTGACCA